TCCCAATGTTAAAAGATAGAGAGAAAAGAGTTGAACAAGACCAAATATGGAGAAAAATATGTGAAGAGTTGGATTTGGAGTTTATTTCAACTATTTAATTTCGTCTTTGTCTTCTTGTTTTTTTTCGTTTATTGTTTCCTGTTTTTTTTCGTTTATTGTTTCTTGTTTTTTTTTGTTTATTATTTCTTGTTTTTAGTTGTTTTCGTTTATTACTTTTTGTTCCACCAGGTTGTATTACTATTTCAATATCCGTGTCAGTAACAGGGTTTAGTTCTCTACTATTTTTTAAGGCAGTAATATTCATTTTAATTCCGCGGATAGAGGATTTATTTCGATTTATTTTTGCTATAAGTTTTTGAGTTTCATCTTCTGTGAGTCCAGATGTGCTTATTAATCTGTCTTTTTCCGCTTCATAAGCCGCCTGAGCTGAGACTCGTCTTGCTCTTTCTGGAGTATCTCTAAAAAAATATTTTGATTTTAACTCAATCATTCCTTCCTTATCAACATCCCAAACAACTTTATTTATTTCTTCTGGTGGTACATCTTTTAGCAAATCTACAGGTTCTTCTTGAATATCATAATCTATAAAATTAATAATACTGTTCATTTCATCATATAAAACTGGATAATCTTCAATAAATTGTTGGTCTGGTATACCAATTTTATCCTCTCTCACTGTGTTGATACCTCCATCTCTAAACTCTGTACTTAGCGCTTCATCCATTGAATCAAACGCACTTGTAATTTCGGCTTCATTATAAGTTAATTCATTAACTACAGTATCATCAAAAACATCAGGGGCAGCATCATCTTCGTCATCATAATTAGTATCAAATTTTGTAGTAATATCCGTATCTATAGAATATTCACCCCCTTCATTCATAATTTCTTTGCATAATATGCTTAAAAAATCAGAGTCTAATTCTTCAGGTCCTTCAGGTCCCTCACCACCTTTACCGCCACCACCTTTAGTAAATGATTTCCATTTTTTTCCGAAATTTTTAAAAATGTATTCTTTTCCAATAAAACAAGTATTAAAAATTAATCTTATTATACATGCCGTATATATTGTATTATTATTTTTGTCTATTACTGATTGTGGTATAACTAGTTTATTTGCTTCCTTACATACATCTTTAATATGTGTTTCAATACTATTTTTCATTCCTGCGATTATACTATTTTTAGCTGCTTCACTTTGATTTCTTGCGAACATACTCTCATAACTATAAAGATAGTCTTTTGGGGCTTTGGGTGATTTTGGATTAAGACGTTGTCTAGCAGCCTCTAAAAATTTGTCTATTCCTTCTCGGTTGAGTGACCAACCTTTTGCGGTACCCTTGCCAACTAGTGGAGGTTTAATAAAATTAAAATCTGATTTAGTTTGATTACACCAAGTGTGAGAAGCTCTTAATCCTTTTTGTATTAATATTGAATCATGAAAATGTTTTATCGTTGCCTTATAAGTAGGTTCTAATAACCCGGATAAATTTCCTATACCTGGCGGTAACACGTGCTCATCTTCACCACAAGCACTTAAAATTGTTGTTTTATATTTAAATATATAAACTGGAGTACCACATAACCAACAATCAGAACACACTTTTTTTTTAACAACATCTGGTTTCACACCTTTTTTTATTGTTATACCTTTTTTTTTTGCTAAAACTAACTTAAAATAATTAAACTCGGCACCATCAGTCAATTTTTTCTCTGCTCCGGGAATATCACTCCATGTTTTAAAATAATCTTCTGATGATGATTCTACACTTTCTTGTGTCGCCGTGGCCAAACTACTACCGCTGAATGTTAATAAACTTCTCATTTTTTTAGCTGCTATTGGACAAGGACCCATGTTAGCCCATTTATACATACAATTGAATATATCTTTTCTATCTACCTCTGGCATAAATAAATAATTGTATAATAATACTACATTAGGCATAGTTATTTGTGGATATCCTTTTGTTTTCATTAATTCTATTAAATTTTGAACTACTGTACTATAATTAGTTGCTGCTAATATTGTTCTAAATCCTGGTGTATGAGCAACATTTCTAGAATTATTTCTTAAATAATTCACTGTTGAAACAATACAATTATCTGTATATAATGCTTCCTTTACTTCTTTTGTAGTTATACGTTGTAGACCAGGTTGAGGAGGTAAAGCTGATGATGCTGATGAATTTTTAGATGGCATATATTATATATATATACATATATATATATAAATAGTATATGTATATGTATCTAAAATAAATTTTTGTTTTGCTTAATAAAAGTCAGCAGTATTATTTTTATATCTATCATTCATATCTAGTTTAGCATCATCTGTTATTTCACCACCTTTATATGGAAATAATTTCAATAAATTTGTATTATAAATTGAAAAATTAGGATTGTTACAATTCGCACCTATATTATTTCCTCCTCTAATTTTCTTACCTTTTCTTGTTTTTTTACTTTTTCTTGTTTTTTTACTTTTTCTATATATTCTTTTTGACCCACCTAAATCAGCAACAGTTAACTTTTTGGATTTTGCTTTTTTACTATTAATACGTCTATTCTCTAATTCATCTTGTCTATTTTGTCTTTCAATATCTTTTGGATCCATAGGTGTTGTTGGGAAACTTGTTATTATGTTATTTCGTTTTTTTTCTAAGTCAGCATTAACCCTTTTAACTTCGGCATTAATTCTCTCTCTTTCTTCTTCGATTCTATCTGCTTCAGCTAATCTTCTTAATTCAACAGCATCTGTTATAGGTGTTGTTTTCCATTCATATTTGCCTCTTCCACTTTGTTTTCTCATTTTCATACTTTTTTTCATTATATAATAATATACTATTATTATTTAACACTAGTTAAAATCATAATAATTTAATTAATTATTATGATTTTAGGTCTTAAAATCCACCAGGAAACCTGACGAGATTAGCACCAATACCAAAACCAGCACCGGACCTAGCAGTAGCACCCATAGATGGGATGTATGTATCTAAAATGCTAAAAGTAGCAGCGGCAGTTAAGCCAATTAAAATAATTTCCTCAATATTCAAAGAACGTTTAGGAATAGCGTAAGCAGCAATAGCAACCATCAAACCCTCGACAAGATACTTAATTATTCTTTTAACAAGTTCACCAACGTTAATTAATCCTTCCATTATAATAAATAAAAAGAAAAAAAATATATATTTGCGATAAAAAACTTAAATAATTTGCTTTAATTAAAGTAAAATGAATCATTCTAAAGAAAGAAGTTCTAAAAAATCTGGGTTTGAAAAAAAAATGAACAATGGAAAACAAAATCCTAAATATGTTGACTTACTTGAAGAAGATAAACCAATTGCTGGACAAAAATTCGCATGTGTTTCTTTTGTTTCTCCTGAAAATGTTTTAAAACAAAAAGAAATTTTCTTTTTCGAAGAATTCCTAAAGAAGTGGGATTTAAATAAATCTATGGAAAAATTTGTTCAGTTTTTAAACTTTGTTTCATATAAATATAATATGTCTTTTGATGACTTAACTAATGATTTTAAAGAGTTTGTTAAGGAGGAAAAGGAAACACTAAATAAAACAAGTATGAGAGACGAATACAAAACTTTTCTTGATAATAATGAGGAAGAGCTAGAGAAAGCATTTGGTATTAATAATCAGTTTCAGACTTCTACAAGAGGATTAAAGATTAGAGGAGTGTATCCAACTTTGGAGGAGGCTGAATTAAGATGTAAAATGCTAAGAGAAATTGACCCTAATCACGATGTGTATGTTGGTCCTGTTGGACTATGGATGCCTTGGGAACCTGAGGCATATAAGACCGGTCGTGTTGAATACATGGAAGATGAATTGAATCAATTGATGCATGAAAAGACCAAAAATGAGTCTAATGCTAAGTCTGCTTTTGACCAACGAGTTAAGGAAACAAAACAAAAGGCAATCGAAGAAAACATTAAGAATGCTGAAAAGTCTGGAAATACACTAACTCAATCAATTGACAATGAAGGTAATTTAATTGGTGTTACTAATTCTAGCACATCTTTTTCAAATGATAATGAAACAATTTCAGCTGCTGATATTCGGTCTGAACTTTTTGAAGGAGAGAACATTGTGGTTGGAAATACTGACCATGGACAAAGTGAGCTTATTAGCGGTCCTTTTGCTACCAAAAAGGATTAATAATACACTTTTAATAATTTATTAATTATTTTTATTAAATATTTTTTTAATAAAAATATATTTATTACCATTTTGTTTTTTTTACACTAATTTTGGGACCTTGCCCTCGTTTTTTTACTGAACCTGGGTCATATTTTTCTTCCTCATCGTCGGAATTACAACCTTTTGATAATTCCCAAAATTCTTTAGAGCCTAGTTTAAAATCATTATGATTCTCAGCTTTATACCAAAATACTTGTTCGTGTAATTTGTTGGATTTTGCATTATTATTAATAACTAAGCATTCATAATTTTCAGTACATTGGTCCATTACTTGACTAAATGCCTCAAATGTTGGAAACATACCCGCATAATTCTCATAAATTCTTTTTCTATTAGCAATATATGGCTCTCTTAAAATAAAAACATAATCAATATTAGTGCGAAGAGTTGGTGGAACACCAAGTGGATATTGCATTGTAATAATTAACATTACCTTCCAATGTCTGCCATTCATAAATAAAAGTCGCATCATTTTATCGCGCGCCCAGGTATTATCATACAAGCAATCATCTAAAATAACAAAGGCTCTTGGGTCTATTGTGGTGCGTTTATATGTTTCCATTTCTTTTTTAACTTGTTTTAAAACAGTTCGTTGTCGTTTTAAAATATTCTCAATAATAGCAGTATTATACTCATTATGAATAAATAGCTTAGGCACCATTTTTCCATAAAATCCGTTTCCTTCTTCTGTCCCAGCAATAACAGTCCCAATAGGAATTTCTTGATGATAGTATAATAAATCTCTTACTAAAAATGATTTACCGGTGTCACGACGTCCTATTAAAACTACAACTGGACCTTTTGCCTCATTAGCCTTAAAACTAATATTTTTCATATCAAATTTTTTTAACTCAAGTGTCATATATATTATTATAAATTTTAAAAAATAATATATATACGCATTAATATAATATTTTGCTATACTTTTAAAAAGTATATAAATTATATTTAATAGCAATAAATAAGTTTAAATAATAGAGAATTTATATATTAAATAGCTAATGATGGTTGACGTAAATTATCAAAAAAGAAAAAATTTGGAACTTTTTAAAAGTTTAGAAAGTTCAAAAACATTGTTTCTCTCTAAAACACAAAATTATATTCCTATTTATAAGAGATTTTTTTCATTGAATGAAAAAAATTGGAATAGTATCAACCTAAATAATAAA